TATGCGCCATGGTGTATGCTCCCAGCTGTTCAAAGTAGTCCATAATCCACTCTCTACGTTTAGGTTTATTAGATTGCTTGAAGTCAATGATAGCCGGTTGACCAGCATAGATGCCAACAACATCTGTTGCGCCTGCGTACAGGTCCGGGTAGTACAACGTAGTCTCCAAACCCCATAACTCTTCCAGTTCCCCGAGCCCTGTTTCTATAATCTTGTTCGCCATAGTCTCAGCTTGCCGGCCCAGTGGTGTCAGGTCCTTGTAGCCTGTTCCATCAAGATAGTGCTCTAAGTACGTGTGCATGGCTGTGCCCCGCGCGGCTGCTCTATCCCTTATCTGATCTGCAATCTTGTCACCTATTTTAGCCTTCCATGCATCTAACGATGCTTTCTTCTCCGGACTCTGGGTCGCTGATAATATAGTCGTGACCGATGGTAACTTATCGCCATCTATATCATAATGCCTACCACCATTAATTACAGATCGCATAGACTTAGGGTAGGTATATAATTTATTAATTCTCATCTAGTCTTGTGTAGCAGATTTTAATAATTTCTCTTGTAGTATTTCTTTTTGTTTACGTAACTTATCTAGTTCCTGGCTTAGAGTTAAAATAGCTTTACCTTGTAATAAACTATTTTCTCTCCATTGCTTACGTTCCTTATGTAATAGTTCTATATCAATCTTCATTTTTAGTATGCTCCTTTCTATTTTTTCTAGATTGTTTTAACGATTCAGCTAACTCTTCTTCTTCTTTCTTACCGAATATTTCATCCCAACGTTTTCTATAGGTATCATTAGATACCCTAGACTTACCATCCCAATTATCTGCTTTTACGTTTTTTGTAGCCATATCCCTTCTCCCTGTTGCCATATAACTTCTGCCATGACCAACTTGTTAAGTGTGTTGAGTAGTGGTATATTTTTTCAATTAAATATCTAATCATTCTCTTATTTGCCTCTCTGTTGCTAGATCAACTACATTATCATCTAGGTCCTGTATGTTTGGCTCATAGTGATCAATAATTTTTTCTATTTTATGTAATTTTACAATAGCATATGGCCAAAATAATTTACAAACATGTAAAGCATCCCTAAATCCACAACGCCAACGCCATTGCATTTTTGTGCCTAACTGACCTTTTCCAGGTGGTTTTTTACGAACAGAACCTACTTCTAAAGTTTCATGTACAAGTTCAATAACATTTTGATCTGTCATAGAAATCTCTAATCTAATATCCCAGGTAGGGTAAGCTTTTTTGTCTTTACCTCTTTTTTTCATGTACTGTTTATATTGTACATTTCCGTCAGCATCAAATAGACCTGCAATGTAAGGTATTTCTAATTTATAGTTATTGTTCATTTAGTATCATCTCCATTTCTTAACATTCTTTCAAAGTTATCTCTCTCTTCGCATACTTTGTCATACTCTTTCTCTAATGAAACATACTTACCTTCTTGTTTAAATATAACCTCACCAGCTTCCCTACATTTTTTTTGTAGATATTCTTTCTGTTTGGTCAACATATCTATTTGTTCTTCTAGATCGTTAGGCCCTCTTTTATTGTCCATTTTTTATTATCATCCTCCCTATTGTTGTATATGGGTTAAATTCAAATTTACTGCAACCTGTGCATACCATCAGAGTCAATAATAATATTATCAATTTCATCTTCATTAACTTCTCCTTGGCTTTCACATACACCACATTGAACTATAACCTCTTCTTTTGCTAGTTCGTACGGTACTCTGACGTAACCGTTGCCCTTACAATTAGGGCACGGTACTTTAGACTTCTTTGAGTTTTCCATTTAATTTCTTCACTTTCTCTTTTACTAAAATGTTAATAGTTTGCGACCTACTTAAAATTATGTCGGGAACCATTTTTTTTCTAATCTTATCAATAAGCTCATATGTACTATGACTTAATGAGACGTTTTTGTATTTAGTTATGTCAGTCATTATGATATACTCCTTTCTTTATGATTATCATATGGGATATATCTCATAATTTACAATAGGTGTCAATGATAAAAACAGTTTTATTTATGGTTTTATGTAGCGGGATTGCGGGCAATAGCTGCAAAGTTATCCCCACACCAATAGTATTATTTGATGATTATAGTAGTTGTATTGTTTATGGCTATGATTACTCACATAAATTAATGGCAAGTCTTGACCCAGAATGGACTAACAGTATGGAAGCTTATACTAAGTTTTCTTGTAAAGAAGAAGAAATTATTTAATTACAGATACATCCATAAAAAAACCCGCCACCATCTTTCATAACCCATTTATTTATCTGGTCTAAATAAGTTGCAAACTGTTCTCTATATATATCACAAGAGTTAAAACAATCTGGCACTGATTCAGCTACTTTAATTAGTTGATACAAACCATCTTGTAGAATAATTATATCCATTATTCATCGTCAACAACTTTAGAATCGTAATTACTTGTGCCCCAAGCTATAATTTTCTTGATCCCTGGTGCCTCAAGCTCGATGTCTGCATAAGGTTTCCATTGTTTCTTCAATAGGTTTAATTCTAATATAAGATTAGACCATTGTTTTTGACTAATGTTTTTACTACTTATTGTTAGTTTTTTCATAAATTACCTTTCTATATTTATTATAGGATATTATGATATGATTGTCAACGCCCTTGGCCTTGATATTTCTTGTGTCTATTATTTAGTTTTTCTGATTTTGACTTAGATTTCTTGTGTTTTCCAGGCCTTTTCTTAGGTTTGTCCCTTGGCGCATACTCTGCACCCTTAGCTTTCTTCATTTCTTTTTAACCTTTTTCTTTTTAGAATCTTTTACAAACTTAGCTGCAACTTTAGGTTTGTTTTTAAATAAATATTTTCTTTGTTTGTCAGATTTAAAAGGCATTACTTCCAGTCCTTAACGTAAGGTTTGCCACCATCAGTACGAGAAGGCATGATAGGTATATAACTTATCTTACCATTAACATGTTGCTCTAGATCTCCACCACATTCCATACATCTAAAAAACTGAGAACTAATCCCAACTAAAGTTGTAATTTCAGAACAGGTAGGGCATTCACCCTTAACAATTTCTGCTTCAATTTTAAAATTTTTTACTTTCTTCATTATTGACAACTTAAACACTCATCGCTGTCTTTGTCAAGATCAGCCAGTGCTTCTTGTTTACAATCATCGCTACAGAACATATCAAATTCTTCTTTAGCTTCAAATTCTTTTTTACATTTGTTACATTTTTTCATTACTCTAGTATAAGCTTTCTTATAGATTTTTCACCTAAATAAATCTCTGTTTCTGCTTTAGATTTGATGCATTGATAGTCTATACGACTTGTACCTGATCTCATAGCAATACGTTTAGCTTTTAAACAGGTAGACATGGAGTCTTGTATTCTATGTTCTTTTATTTCTCCATTAACAATCATCAGTAGTGCAACAACTACCTCAATCATGACTACCACTACCATTAGCTCTAACTTTATCTTTTAATTTTTCTATATCAAGTAGTGCTTTTTCTAGTTGCTTATTAAGGAATTGTATATTAACCTTGTTAGTCATATTTTGTTCCTGAGTTATCTCTAATTTTTCTGTTGACTTATATAAGTCTTCTATCAACATAAACTGTTCCTGGTCCGTAGGTAATTGCTCACTTTTCTTGAGTAAGTCTGCATTAAACAATTGTCTTGAAGTCTCTAAGCTTGTTAACCTAGCTGTCAGTTCAAAGTATCCATACACACCCACAGCTACTGCTGCCATGATACTAACCATGTTTTTAATAGGCATGCCTACTGTTGTTGAGCTAGATATTTTCATTTTTTAGCTACCTTATCTTTATTAGGTCCTTCTTTAATAATGTAATCTTGAGTTCCATTGGCCCCTGTTTCAACTTCTTTCTTTAAGTTTCTAAACAAAGCCATCTCTCTAACTTTTTTGTATTGTTCTTGCAGAAATTTTTCTATTACTTTTGTGTCTCTCATTTTTTTTCCTAGGCTTAGGCATAAATATACTATTTACCCAATCGCTATAGCGATCTAAAACATCGCAACATTTATATATGAATCTATCAATCATTTGTAGGTTTTGGAAGTGGTAATACAATATTCTTATCTGTCAAGTATTTCGGTATTATAAGCTTCTTTTTGCTTGGTTTTAGGAACTTATCGCCCATTAATTTGATGTCTGGGTTTTCTTTTTTGTAATCATCTTTTAAACTATCCCAAGCACTTCCAGAATCTTCAGGTCTATTATTTATTTCTGTTGGAGTAACACCCCTACATTTAGATACTAATAATCTAAAGTTTTTATTATGTGCAAGACTAGGATTGCTATTAACTCTACCACACATCTTCATTAATTCTAGCTGTTGTTTTAAATTTACATTTTCTTTTATAGTTTTACAATCTACACCTAAATATTTTCTGTATGTAAAACTTAAATATTGTTGTTCGTTCGTACTGTTGTCTGAGTAATTATAATCAGTATCACGTCTCTCTGTTCTTACTTCAAGATCACCACATCTTGCACCATACTCGTTAAGATATTCGTTTCTACTATGAGCTGGTCCACCGAACAAAGCCAGTAGTGTGATCATTATAATTAATAGTGCAGTAAATCTGTAATCCATCCTGAGACTCTCCATATGATTACCTATTTAAATCTTTTATATCATAGCTGTGTTCACGCACTTGATCCGCCAGAGTTCTGTATAGATTCTCCGCCATCTGCCACGTTGCTTCTGCTGATGATAGTCTTGTGTTTTGATCTGTAAGTTTTTCCTGCGCTGCAGTTAGATCTCTTTGAAGATTTACTATTTGAGTTTGATTAGAATTAATTGTGTCTGTTAAATTGACAATATACTTAACGCCAGTAAATGTTCCAAATAGCACGGAGGCTATTACGGGTACTAATACAAAATTCTTTTTGAACAGTTCTGCAATATTCATATGGCATAAAGTCCTTTACTAAAAAAGTATAGCTCCAATCACAAACGCAACAACAGCGATAACAATCTCTGTTCTGTTGTGTAGTTGCCAAACTAAAAATTTATCTTTGTATTTATTTATCATCATCTTCCTCTAAGTTTCTCAGCTTGTAGTCATAACTGCCTTCTTCATGTTCGTCAGTGATCCATTTAGCTGAATTTTCTACAGAATATATCTTACTGCTTACAAGTCTATTAATCAAGTTTTTGTTTGGGTCAACACCCATAGATGCATCAAACATTTTAAGCCTATTATTTGGCTGTATTGCATAGTTTCCGTCATCTAATGCAATCACATGACCACATTTATGTTGATCTGGTTTCTCTGCATAACCAAAATTTAACTCATTAAAGTCTCCTGCACACCAATCTATTGTAAATAAATACTTACCTTTACGTTTTACGTTACGTCTAGATTTGTATTGCATGGTTGCTCCAGCTAGTTCATAAAAAGTTGTAACACTTACATTATAACTAAAACTATCCCACATCACTAACTCGTCCAGTGGTAATTCTTTTACTCCAGGTTTAGAACAGAAAGCTGATATAGGTGCTCGCCACCATAGACCACCGTCTTCCATTAAGAAATGAAACATAGGTACTCTATTTGGTATAGAACTAAAACCAAATACCCCTACTTCAAAATATTTATCGTGTGAATCTTTTTGATCTCTAAGAAAGTTACCTCTTACCCAACATTCTATTACTGGTATGTTTGCATTTAAATAAGCCATTAGTCGTTTATAGTCCCCCAGTTAGTTCCGTGTTCGTAATCAACTTTGTTTGGTACTTCTAGAGTAACAGCTTGCTCCATTATCTCAACTACCTTTTTTGCCTGTGCGTCACTTTCAATAGATACACACAACTCATCATGTATTTGTATATGAGGTACAATACCCTCGTTATGTAAATCTAACATAGCTTTCTTAGTCATGTCTGCTGCACTACCTTGAATTAACTTGTTCAATGCTTTATAAGTGTAGGCTCTTTTAATCCCTGGTCCATGTTCCTGGAGTGCATCTTCATGAGTCATAGCTTTATGCATACCAAAACTATTTGGTTCCCATAAATGGAATCTACATAGTCTGCCAAGTAAAGTTCTTATCTGTCCTCTATCCTGTGCTCTGTTAGAAGCCTTCTCCATAAGCTGTTTAACAAAAGGTACTTTGCCATGATAAGTATTAAATAATTCATTAGCTTTTTCTTTTGATACACCTAATTCTGCTTGTAATTTATTTTTACCCATACCATAAAACAATCCTAAGTTAATAGTCTTGGCTTGTGTTCTTTTAATCTCAGCCATGTCTGCCACTGTTTGGTGGAAGTCTGAGTTAGGGTCATCGTTGTAAGCGTCAACAACATCGTACACTGACGGTAGTTTATATAATGCTGCGTAGTGTACAACCAGCCTTGGTTCTTGTTGTGAGTAATCAAAACATCCCCACTTGCAACCTTCTTCAGGTATAAATAGAGATCTAATTTTTGGTCCAAGATCTTTGTTACGTGCTGGAATCTGTTGTAGGTTAGGATTCTGATAAGAAAATCTTCCCGTAACTGTACCACCGCCTGCATTTCTTAATTGGTTTATCTCTGCATGTATTCTACCTTTGTGTTCATACTTTAAAATAGAATCTATAAAAGTTGTGTGTGCTTTGTTAACTTCTCTAGCTTTAGCAATTAGATTAACAACAGGATGCTCATGTTCTTGTAAAAAATTTTTAGTAAAACTTGGTGCATCTGTTTTTTCTGTTCTATCAAATGGTATCTTTAAATTCTCAAATACTTCTGCTATACTTCTTGCGGCCCATATCTGTGGTCTAACATTAGTTTCCTTTTCTATCTCAGTTAGTATATCCTGTTCCTCTTTTACTAAAGTCTTTTTAAGTTTCTGTGCACCTTCAACATCAACTCTTACACCTTTGAACCTCATGTCAACTAAACATGGAAATAAATCTGTCTCTAAATCAAAAATAGATTTTGTGTCTTGTGATGTAATTTCTTTTTTCATTTCTTGCCATAAACCAAACGTAGCTTCCGCATCACGTTCAGCATACGCACCAACATTTAATGATGGTAGTTTATACATCTCAGACTTTGGATCTATTCCCCATTGTTCTGCAGCTTCTGCAAGTCCAGCTTCACTTTTACCATAACCATTATACTTCCATGACAAACTATTAAGATCATATCTAAATCTATTTTCATCAGTCACAGCTGCGGCTATCATTGTATCTACAATCCTGCCATTAATATTTAGTCCCAGTGCCCTAATCCAACATACATCGTACATTGCATTGTGAAATATTTTAGTTGATGGTGCATTTAAAAGATCTTGAAACCATTCTAATACTTTTTTACGATCCATGTTACCACCACCGTGGTGACCTATAGGAAAGTATCCTTTGTAGTGTGCAGTTGCTACAGCTATTCCTATAACTTCTCCATTACCTATGATTGCACCAGATCCTTTTTTAATTAAATCTGGATCTCGTGTCTCTAAGTCAATTGCAATCTCGTCAACCTTGGTTAGGTCTGGTAGTTCTGTAGGTATAACCCATTCTGTTTGTGCACTAAATACTGGTATTTTCATTTAAACCTTTTTTGTTATTGTGGTAAAGCATTCCTGGTTTTTCGTATTTAAGTAACCTTCTTTTCATAACTTGGTTCTCTCTATAAATTTTATCTATTTTTTCAAGAGCCGCTGCTAGTCTTAGCCTTACTTTTAAAAACTCATTCATAATGTTAGGTAGCAAAGAATCAATAGGCAAGTAAAAAGCCCCATGTAAAATGGTATATGATTATTCGGTTCCATAGTCCCTTTCAATTATCATTTCTATAAAATGTATTGCTTTTTCTAAGTCTTGTTTCTTTCCTTTATCGCGATGTCTCACTATGTACTTTATAGCACAACCTTCAGGATATAGCAATTCGTTCTCAACTACAAACTTGCTTGGCTGTATTTTATATTTTTGATAGTGTGACCCACCAATTTGTTTATCGTATGCTTTAGATGTCATAACCCCAATCCTCCCTTTTTGCTGTCATTATATATAAGTTTTGTTTTGTACGGGTAACCCCTACATACCAAACTCTTTGCTCTTCATCGTACTTGTCTTGATTCTTTTCAATTGCTTCTCTTATTTTTTTAGTGTTGTCTAAAATAATTAAAACATTATTTGCTTCACCACCTTTGGCTGCATGTATTGTTTGTAATTTAACTCTCGGTGCTTGCGATAACTTCTCTTCATGACGCATCATTTCTCTAATGTATAAACATTCTTCTGGATCAGCTTGAAATACTTCGTACCAATGATCGGTAAAAGTAAAACCAAACTCTCCTAAATCATACATACGTTCGTCAGTTAAAGTTTTATCTACACCTAAGAATTCAAATAGATCTTTTATTTCAGACAAAGATAGTTTGTCTCCATTGGTCCAACGTGTGTAGTCTTGTATTGACTTATACAGTCTAGTCCTGTAACTTTTTCTACCTTTTATTTCAAAGTATATCCCCATATCTTTTAGTGCAGGTTTTAATTTAGTAAGTTTATCATTTGTTCTTGCAAGTATTAACCAGTCACCTAAATTTAATGGTACATCTTCTATTGAAGTTATGTATTGTACTATCGGAAGTAAAACATCTTCTCTTGGTTTCCAATGTTTTTTAATTCTTCTGTGGTCTGGTATTCTATTTAAAATATTATTAGCTATTGCCTGTACCGCTCCTGGTACTCGGTATGATTGTGGCAAGATAATGTCTTTTGCAGGCTCGCTTTGAAACCTTGCAACATCTGCACCAGCCCATCCATAAATTGCTTGATCATCATCACCGGCTAGGATAACATGTTTAGAGTTTTTCTTAAGTATATCGTACATTTTCCACTGTATTGGCGACAAATCCTGTGCTTCATCAATAAATACTACGTCATATTTTGGACACAATTCTGACACATTAAATCTTTCAATCATATCTGTAAAATCTACCAGGCCATACGCTTGCTTGTAATTATCTACCTCATCTTTTAAAATTTTTAATATATGTTTGTCTATGTCCTGTGAATACATATCAGTATTATATTCTTCATCTATTGTGATGCCTTTGATTCTTGCTGCATTTACTATGTTAAAGTATTCGCTATCTGAATCTACAAACCCTGTTTTCTCTTCTCCATTAGAATAAACTGTAACCTCTATACCTAGTTTTCTACCTATATCTTCATAGTGTTCGTCCTGCATTACATTACTTTTTTTCATACCTAACAAAGTAAAAGCCAATGAGTGTAGGGTTCTAAAATATTTTAAATCTTTCTTACCATACTTTGGATAAAGATCTAAAGTTCTGTTGACAGCTTCCTCTGCAGCTTTCTTTGTAAATGCAAAGTAACCAATCTTATCTATTGGTGTACCAAACTTAACTAATGTTTTTACATAGTTAATTAGTCTAGTTGTTTTCCCTGTTCCCGGAGGCCCGTATATTTTTCTAATCATTACATTATCTCCGTGTTATGTTTTATTTTTGTGTGGTTAATTACTATGTCTTCAAAATCTTTTATACTCAGTGACACTACATTTTTAGTAGGTGTATTATATTTACCTTTTTCTTTTGTAGGAAATCTTTTCTGTTCTAAAAACTCTATGTCACATTTTTTATAATTTACTTTCATCATCACACCAGTTTTATCTTCTGTGTGTTTCCAATTCTTAGATCTTAGCTTGTCATAAAACTTTTCAAATCTAAAATAAGCCATACCATCTTCTATAAGTACAGTGCCGGATTTAAATGCAGCATCATTCATAGCTTTCGGTCCATTAATTTTTGCATGTATAACATCATGTAATTTTTCTTTAGGTGAAGTACCTATTGGTGGATGAGTTATAGTTTGAGTATTATACAATACTTCTAGTACCATTTGATCTTCATCTGCTTTTATAATTGGTGGTGGAAATCCTGCAGCTTTAGCAATTGCATTTCTACGTTTACGTTGATCATTAACATGTTCTACTGTCTTACAGTGTACCGTAGCTGTACCAATACCATCTGGTTTAGTTACATCAAATTCATATTCTGGTTCTGGGTCAAGATCTATTTTTTTTAAATTAGTTAATACTGGATAAGATCCTTTAGATCCTGCTAAAATACCGTGTTTCTTTTTTACACAAATACCTTTTTTACAATGGTCGCTGATAGGACTCTGTGTACAAGTGTAGCCTTTAAATTGTTTAGACCATGATCTAACTTTAGCATTGAGAGATTGTTTATCCCACGCATTTGCATGCGCTGTTTCAAAATACTTGACTGGTGCATTCATGACTTTCTGTTGCCAGCTATCTGGGTACTTCATCTTCACAAACACATGATAATTATACATAAATCTGTCCTTGCCATCAAACCCTGGATTCCTCATTATCTTGCTAAGATGCGCTAGACATGGAGGACCATCGTCAAATTCTTCGTCAACACCTTCTAAATCTTTTGTCTCTATACTTTGTGTTATGTTTTTTAAATCTTCTGCATTGACTGTATTGCTTTCTATTACTGCTATGAATTGATCAAAGCTAAAAGCTGTACCGTCTAGGTTTATTGCTAACCTCTCTGACTTTTTAAAGTAAGGTAAGTTAATAAAATTACCCTTGTTTAATTGTCCTGTTTCACTGTCTTTTGTTAGCTGTGTTTGTTTAGGAAATATCTCACAATCTGGTTTTAATTTAAATAATGGTAGTAGGTTACTTAAGAATGATTTAATTAATGCTGCTGGTACAAAGTTATCCATAAATAAATATAGATGAAGTCCACCGCTTTTAGATAGTATAGGTATCAAAGGTAGTTTGTAGTTTTGTATTATGTCTATAAAAAACTTTTTATCAAAGTCATCGTAGTTTTTTGGGTCTACGTCTATAACACCAAACCTTGCTTCTGATTCCTCATTACATGGTTGAACACCAATAGATTGTGTGCCTTCTAAGTGATTAAGATATACCTCTTTTGTTAGAGGTTCGTCGTTCCATCTGTAAATAGGTTTTTGCTTTCCGCTTTCTGGGTCAACCTTTAATGTAGACATATCTGCTACACCATAGGCCAAAGCAAACCCCTCAAAAAATTTTATATACTTTTCGCTCATAGTTATCCTGTCGATGCGGACCGGTCAGTCTCCTTAACGGTCCGCACTGTGCACATACCCCTAAGGGATTATATAATGCTTTTACTTTCCGCTTGTTTCGGTTCAACATGCTTTGCCTTCACAGCACCTTTAGAGATACTTTCAGAAAACGATTTAGCTTGTTGATACGTACTTGCTTCAGTTATAGGACCTACTTTACTAACTTCCCAACCAAACCAAGTGCCTTTATCGTTTGACATTTGAGTAGTCTTTAGTTTGTAAATGTGGCTAAAAGATGCCGGTGTATATAAACCAGCTTTACCTTTTAGTTTAATCCCAGACATCATTGAGTTCCATTTTCTACTAATTTTTAGTTGAGTAGATTTCATAGAAATCAAAGCTGTTTGTGGACTATCTCCTTGAATGATCACAAAATGTGATGCAGTCTTTTCAACATAGTTACCATTAGGTAATCTATCTTTATAGTTAGCATCTGGTTTTGTTTGTGACATGATATCAGATGAAGAGTCGTGTACCATTACTGGTGCACCCGGTCCTTCTCCTCTATCTTTCCATTCAACATACTCCAACTTATAGAAAGCAGGAATAACATCTATTCCTTTTACGCCATCGTATAAATCTCCAGTAACTGAATTGAAAATCATTCCAGGTTCTGCTCCTTCAACGTGTTTACCATCCCTCTTATTTACTTCAGGTGATAATTGTCCTAGGATTTTAAGAAAAGGTAAAGCTAAGTCTTGTTGACTTATGTTACCTAATCCTTTTGATGCATCATCTTCAAACATATTTGCTGGAAGACCTGCGGCCGTCTTTTGTGTTACTACTTCATTCATGATTATTTGTTCCTTGTTATTTTTGTTCTGTTGCTCGTGAACAGGTTAAATAAGTCAGAAGGCATATCGAGTCCATTTTCAATACGCTCTCTGACTAATGCTTTAAGTGTCATGGGTTCAACCTTTAATTTCTGGACTGGTTCATACCCTTGACCTTGCGCAAGGACAGCATATTGCTGTGCCTTGTTATCTTCGGAACGTCCAAAAGCAACGGTTACCTCATTCTTGATAAGGTCACCTAGTCCGTTCTCACGAAGCCATGTATATGCATCTTCCTTTTTATCTGCAGGTATAGATGCACCGTAGACAGGTTTAACTTCTACTGAAGTCCCATCTGCTAATTTTAATGTAGATATATTCATTTCTTGCATCATGGTCGGTATGACCTCTGAAGAAACTAAATCTACTTTTCTTTTTAATTCTTTTGCTTCTACTTCTTTAGCTAAAAG